CCAGTCGTCCCTTGAATTGGAACACACCGCTTATAGTGGACCCAACAAACGAGGGGTCTGGGTTGGTGTTCTCGTCCCCGGCCAGAAGCTCGTCCAGCGGCATATGCGCTAACTCAAAGACGTTCTCAGCTGTATTACGCAGCATCAGAGGCATTGTGAGGGCGTCAATTCTATTCTCGACCTCATCGCCAGCTATTTCTGACCAGCTCCCTTGCCCTATAGTATTGTCCTCTGTGGTATTATCCGAACCAGCCACAAGAAACTGCACGTATCTGTCGTCCGTGGCTTCTTCAATATCGCCAATAACCTTAACCTTGTAACGATGTGGGGCTACTTTTGGAAGGTCCGTAATCGATGTGACGGCTTTGTGCACCACTCCAATCCCCTCGCCAGCCATGCTGTCAATCGGGTAGACCGTCCAGTTTGTCGTATCAGGGCCTCTTATTACCCCCAGCTGTGGGGATAAAAGTTCAGTAGAGAAGTCGTTGTGGTTCTCCAACCCTCCAGCAGTGGTAGCGCCAAACCCTCTGTTGGTTCCTATGGTGCCTCCGTGGCTGCTGTTTTGAGTAGCGTCATAAACGGGGTCGATAGAGTCGCTGAATAAAGTAGTTAAGATGGTATCAGCCTGTGCGTTCTTTGATGTGTTGTAGAAAGTGCCTGTTAGCCCCCCGTCTCGGTTTTGGGACGCCCCGGAGTAGATGAAGTTCTCGTAGGGGTCGGTAATGCCGTCAACCTTCACGCGGACGCCGTACTTCTTCTCGTAGTCTCCTTGTTTAATAAACACCAATGCCTCTTTGCTTACGCTCCTGCTTTTTGTTAAATCCTTAGCTACGGGCTTTTGGGTGTTTATAACGTAAGTTACATCTCCAGTAGTAAGAAGCTTAAGGTCATCTTTAGGCGTTGTGTGCGAATCACTGGAAGCTCCTGTATTTAGGTAGTTTGCGTTGGCAAGGACTAGAGGAGCGGCGGTGGGGCCTACAATCGTATACTCTATTACGGATTGCATATCTCCCGTGGTAGCGCCAAACAACGCAAAAGAAGAATCAAGTGAGGGACCGGATTGGGGTTTAATAACTATTCTCCCTGATGATTGGATTACGGAGATAAGGGTATAATCAATATCGGTAATCGACCCACCCCCGACCACACGCGCCGTATGCCCAGCTGATGGGGCGTATGTGGCGGTGGGTATTGGCAGCGGATTAGTAAAGACGATGCTTGCCTGCGTAGCTCCCTCCGCGTCAATCGCAAACGAGTCAACAACCCCCCTGAACTTTTGGCTTATGGTGGCTTGTACGCCAGTGGTGAGGTTGTAAGCCGAAATAGTCTTGGTTGTGTCTCCCTTGATAATAACCACGTATCTCTCGTTATTATCCCTCTCGATGAAGTGAACCTTGGCGGTATCGTCGATTTCGGCGTCAGCGATAAGGGTCGCTATGTGCTGGGTCGCTGGACGCTTCTGTAAGCCGTCCACAACGCTCGCTAAGGCGTTCTCTTGCTCCTCGCACTGTCCAGAGAAGCGGACTGCATCCGGCTGCTGAGAGACGCCCTGAATGAGGTTTGTGACTGAGGTGTTAATCAGAGGCATTTTATGAGATTACATTGTATTTACGATTCACTCCAAGACGATAATAGACATCAGAGCTGTCGAAGATGGTCCGGTCAGAGGATTGAGCGTCTAGCTCCTGAAGACGAGCGCGTGCTTGCATCTCGTCCACGGCAATAAGGGCTTCCAACTCACGACTACCAACAATACGCCCTTGGAAGATGCGAGCCGCCCGAAGGGTGATGTAGCGTCTGGCTGGCTCTGGGAGGTCGTCCCACACCAGCTGTTCAGTAAGGTCCACTTTGACCGTGGTAGTAAACGTAAAGGTTCTGTCCTTTCGATTATACAAATACAAACCCCTCTGGACGTAGTCGTCTGACGAACTTACAGGGTCCACGAATAAGACGTTGTCGGGCAACCGAAGCCGCCCGTCCCCCTCCAGAATAGGCTCGTAATTGCTAATCGTATTGAAATGCCATTCTTCAGTTTGAACTTCTTTTGCAACTTCACGCAACGTGGTTAAAGCCACACTCCCTGAAATTGGAAGGGCCGCTGTGTCCGCAATAGAGTTAATAGGCGCTTCACCAATATGCCCAAGCATTTGGTTTACGCTTTCGATTTCTGTAGTGAGAGCCATAAGAAAAAAAAGGGGGCCTCCGCAGAATAAACTACGAAGACCCCCTTAAGGGTTATTAGGTTGGATTACTCGTCAACCAGAATAGCAGCCTCAGGCCGCAGGACTCCGTGACCCATTGCATACTTAGCCAACATGAGCGTTGACTGCTTAGACATTGAGTACTCGGACTCTACAGCGAGGTCGAGGAGCTTAACGGTGCCGATTGCGGACTTGTGCCCAGCAATCATCTTCACGTTAGTGAGGTCAGCGTTATAGCCATTTCCACTACCTCCGAACACATCGTTCTCGGTGCGGTCGTCGTTTTGGTTCTGACCAGCTTCGTTAACACCCCGAATGTCTTCAAGGTGATTACTGACCACGATTGGAAGACCGTGAATCATCGGAAGCGATGCCGTAGCTACGTTACCACCGGAACCGAAGTCACGGTTAATAGCAACACTGTCAGCTCCAAGAAGAGTGTAGTAATCAACCGGAGAAACGATGACAAAACGACCCTCTTTCGGGATATCGTTTAGGTCAAACGTCTGTGCGATTTTTCCAAACAACTCTACAATCTGAGGTGCCGTGGCAGTATAAGTGCCCGTCACGTTGTCAGTAGCATCGAGGTGGGTACCAGCCGGAGTGATTCCGGGGATATTGGCAGCAGAATACGATGCAGCAATTAGAGTCTTCAAGGTCGCAATATCGAAGCGCTTAGCAAGAGCCCGTCCAAGCTCAGCCGCATACACGGACCTGACCTCGTAGTGGTTCTTAAGCTCATCGATGTTAGCGATGGAAGTAGCCGCCAGAAGTACATCATCAATGTGGATGGTCTTCTCGGTGTGTTTGATGGGTCGAGAATAACCAACCATACCGTCAACAGTACTGGTTTCCTCAAATACATCTTCACCGGGTGTGTGATACCTAGCGAGCGCGGTCCCAATTACGGGGAATTGGGCTGTCTTACCACTCGAAATAGTCCGAATGGTGTGGAGTTCCTTCATGACATTCGCTTCTTCAAAGGTCGTTAAGACCTCATTCGCGAACACCTTCAAGAAAAGGGCGTTTTGTTCCGCCCAAGTTGACTTCACATCGAGGTTTGCACCAAGACGTGAGGGTACGATTACGCCATCAGCCATATTTTATAGTCCTTTCTTTAAGGGTTAGAATTAAATTACCGTTTCAGGTCGTTCCATTCACGCTGTTCGCTCGTAAGTGTTATCCTTTCGGGCACTTAGGCTACTAATTCGTTACTAATCGACAGGAAATTCTTAATACCTCTGGCATATGATTTAGCCAGAAGGTTGCGAGAGGAGGAAAACATCCTCCACTCGCGCTCGTTGGAGCCGAAGAACGGCTCGCATATTACAGCGGGACACTTGGTTTTTGCCAAGAATGCCCCGCCCCGTGAAAATCTTTTAGTGGGCTTAATGCCCCTGTCCTTCGTGTTGTATTCCGCTAGAACCTCTCTTTGTAGACTTGAGGCTAAGCGGTTACCGCGCTTTGAGTCGCGGTAATAAAGCATCTCACAGCCCGATGCTGAGGGCGTGGCTGAGTTAAAGTGTAGCTCTATGGCTACGGTTACTTTGTCTTCAGCCATCTGAAGGCTAATCCAACGCATGGCGCTGGTGTAGGTAGAGCCTTCGTACTCATCATAAATGATGGAAGAAATGCGCTTTTGTTGTAGATACTTCTTTAAGAGGGCCGCTAAGCGCACATTAAACAGCCATTCGTTAACGCCGCCAACGCTAAGCGCTCCTGAATCAGCGGGTCTTGAGTGTCCTACACAAATACCGACGATGTCACCGGGACTCAAGGTCGTTGACGTACCGGAGGAGTTCCCCGATTGTCTCTTTTTCAGCAGGCGTAAAAGAGTGGCTTTCCAGCTTTTGAATAAAGTAAGGAATTTCACTTCTTTTAATCGTCGTGCACCCAGCGATTGATGCGCTCGTTATTGCGATTATGACGGCGCTTTTTAACTGCGCTAACATACTCATCCCTAACCTTGAAAAACAAACCTGCCAGCTTAGGGAACTGAATCAATAAACCGACGATTAGTTTAACCATTACTCGCTCTTAGCTTTTCCTACGTTTAACGCCAACCACGATACCACCTTACTAGCCTTAGCCACGAAGGCGTTATCGCTGTCGTTAGGTGTCATCGTAGCAACAATACTGGCAATGGTGACGATGCCAGTGAGAACTCCGATAATGGCTTCCTTGTTTTCAGCAAACCACGTTAATGCTTCAGCCATAACTAGTCGATGTTGATGTCAAGACTGGCGGCAGGAGCAACGCTGACGCCGCCCCACGGAGTGGACACAGCACAGGAGGTAAGAGCTACACTCAGGACTGCGATGAATAAGATAAGGTACTTCATTTTATTATATGTTGGTTATTGCTAATCTACGCTCGACCTCTTTGCGGAATGCTGGGTCGGTTTCGTACTTCTTTTTCCCGTTCACATCTCTCTCAGCCATTGCGGTGAGAATCTGCGCCCGGCTCTCGAAAGGTTTGCTACTAGACCCTTGGGTCCTCCCTTTAATAAGGGCGGGGTTAGTGCCGTTAGCGATGGCGTGCTTATTCTTAAGCCAGTCAATAGCCAGCTTAGCCTGTTCTTGTGTCCCAGTTTCAAGCGCTTTGTTGTAAGCGCCTAGTTGGGTCTCTGTAAGCTCTTCAGCTGCCCATTCAGCAATCTGTGCGTAATTTTCCCTACCACCAGCGGCCTCCATAAGGGAGTCCTCTTCAGAGGTCTGTAGGGCTTTCTGACCCTCAATGTACGAATCAACTAATTCACGACTCAGGCCCTCTTCTGCGAGGGAGTTATAAGTCATGTCGCTCAGCTCACCGCTCTCTTGCCATTCAGCGGTAGCAGACTCGATTGCTGCCTTTTGTCCCTCACCGCTTTGGCTGTCGTCTCCAGCCTCTGTAGGTGGGAGGTCTTCTGCTTCGCCAGTCTCATCACTTGCGCCAAGTTTTGATTCAAGGTTGTTGTAGGCGTTCGCCAAGTCTTCGGCGCTCTTGAACTTGTCAGGTAACCACTCGGGTCGGTCACCAGAGGATTCCTCGTCAGGGATGTTCTTTGCTTGTTCTTCAAGAGTGATTTCCTCTTCGCTAGGGTCGTTTATTTCGTATGTGTCTGCCATTGGATTACTCCTCCGTTACTGCGGCTTCCTCTTCGGGAGCCATCGCATCACGCGCAATGTTGCCCATCGCAGCCGCCCCTTGCGGAGCCGCTTTCTCTGCCATAGACATCATCTGTGCTTGCTGCATTTCTTGTTGCATTTCTTCCTGCGTCTTAATAAGCCCCTGAGTCTTAATACCAAGACTAGTGGCTCTCCGCTTAAAGTATTCTTCTACGTTAACGAACTGACCAATAGCCTCAGGTCCCACTACTTGAGCGGCCCCAGCTAAGAATAGGTCGAGTTTCTGTAGGTCGTTCCCTCTACCGAGAGCTTCAATACCAGTGATGATTACTGGCGTGACTAAATCTTTAGGGAGCTTGGGTAGCTGCTTCTTCTTGCCCATCACGTCCATGACGCGGTTAACCATAGGTAGCTGTAGCTCGTTACTGAGCAGGGAGTATAAGCCGCCTAGAGCCGATTCTAGCTCCATTGTGAGCATCCTAATCTCCTCCGCTGTGACGCGCTCCGCTTCCCTGACAACGCCAGAGGTGAGGAGGAAGGCGTGCCCTAGGCGGTCCTTGATGGTCGTGATTGTTTCAGCTGCGATACGGAAGTCGTTGAACTTGTCCAACTGAAGGACAGAGACATCAGCCGCATTACCTTGAGTAATGGCCCCGTTAGGGCTCTCAGCCAATGTCTTCGCTCTGGTCGTCCCGTTGGGATTAACCAAGAACAATACCTTCGCAGCAGCCGCTGAGCCCTCGACAATAGCCTGAGTCAATTTCTCAAGACTGATGAGGTCTCCTAGATACTCTTCCACATATCCCCTTCCATAGTCCTCTCCATCAATCTTGGAGAAGCGCAGGGGGATGTAGGGGAGCTTCCCTTTTTTGAATACTCCCTCAGTACCCTCAACAACTGTTCCTTTGATTTCTTGGTGAACCACCCAATCGTCCCCGTGGAGACATACCGCAGTAAACAGGTCGCAGTCTTTATCCGGGGCTCCGTCTTCATGTAAGCCAGCTGCCGCCTTAAACTCCTCGCTGAGGGTATTATACGATACGGTTTCCTTTGTGATTATTTTCAAAGGGTTGCCCATGGGGTCCCTCTGTACAACAAACCTGTCTAGATGAAAGACCCTCAAGCCACCGTCGTCAGGTAAATACAATAAAGAATTACCTGCGACGATGAGATGCTTGAGGGCTTCATGGATGCCTACGCGATAAGATTGTCTGCTCACCTCTTCCATCACCGACTCTTCAACCTGCTGTAAAGCAGACTCCATTTCGGTGATGATGTCTTCCGTGGCTCCTTCTTGACGTAATATCGTATCGTCAAAGTTGAGACGGAAGAAGGGGGCGTTGGGAGCCAGTAGGGCTAATAGTAACTTTGATGCTAAATTGTTGACCCCTCTTGCTCCAACGCCCTGAAATGGCGTGTTCAGGCGTGAGTGTCCCGTGTGCCCGTCTTCGGGCATCAGATAGGGTAACGTCAATTTAGCAGAGTCCCTCGCTCTGTCTAAGAACGGTCTTCTGTCGCTCTCCAGAGAGGTGTATTGGGCTTCTGCTGTTCTATCTTCCATGAAGATTATTCGGGATTATTAAGTGGCGAAGTCCAGTCTTCTCCCCGGAGAATCGGCATGATTTCCGAGTAGGTGTAGGTGGTTTTTCCCTCTAGAAACGAAGGGGTTGCCCCCTCGCTAGGGAACTTCACGAACGTCTGGGACTCGTCAACTGACCAGCGCAGGGTGTCTTCTGAAGTTTCATGCACCTCAGAAAAGTCAATGGATGGAACATCCGCTGCGTCTAGGATTACATAGGTTCTTGATGGCATAATTTTATGGGGTGTCGTTTGTCCAAGTTGGGATGTTTACAAGGGCTCCGGGGTTTCCTTTGAGGACTTGTTTGATGGATATGTTGTCCCAAGCAACTGTCCCATCACTTGTTCCTGCTTGCTGGGCAAAGAATGCCAGTTGCGTGCTGGTCGCAACAGCGGTAAAGACTGTTGAGTGCGAACCTAGGGCCGTTCCTACAATAATAGGGCCTGCTCCTGTTGTGTGTCGGTAAACCTCCCAATTTGTTGAGGTTCTGGAAATGACATCAAACGACAACTGGTAATCCAAGCCAATAACCGTGGTAAATGTCTGCGCCATTCCACCTCTGTCATCCGCGCCTACAGCCCCAGCAATAGCTGTGCCGTTGCTCCATGTGAGCGTCCCGCCTGAGTTAGTCGCCCAACCTGTAGTGTCAGTATCAAAACCGCCATTCGTAACAAGTTCGGTCGGCGCTGCCTGTAAGCTCCCGATATCAGTGATTAGTGAGGAACCAGTGTCATCGCCCTCTCCCATACGCCACCAGTTTGTGGGGCTGTATTTGGAAAGGTCGGCGGGAACCCCGTTGTTGTAGATGGCGGTTACCGTTGCGGC